ACCAACCCGAAGGTCCTGAACGCTGCATCAAAGCCAACCCTTTCCGCTTCCTTGATGAACCTGTCGGCTTCGCCCTCAAGGGCCCTCAGCACCCTCGGCAGATACTTCTTCTCGTAGGCTCTTAATAGCCTCATCCAAGTCCCGTGATATTTCCGTCGGTCGTTGTATTTCACGTCTTATCCTCGCTTCGTATGCCTGCCTGGCTGCCGTCCTGAACCGATATTCCGTCATGCACGTCCGCTCGGTCGGCAGCTTTGGGAATCGCATGTACACCAATTGGCGTATCTCGTCATCCTCCAACATTGCCCAGGTTTCCGGTCTCAGGTGTCAAGGTCATGCTGGCCTCCTCGATCGGTACAAGGCCCTGCGTGACGTATGCCGTGTCGTAGGCCCCGCCCTTCGGTTCGTAGTTCATGGCGATGCGTTTTTCATCGTAGGTCAGCCAGTCGGCGGAACGGAGGCCGTTGACCATCTTCTCCATGTCCCTTTGCAGTTCCGGCAGGGCCATGATGTCAAAGTCGATGAACACGTTCTTGTCACCCATCCTCGGAACCAACCACCGGTTCAGTTCGTCCCTTAGCTGTGCGCACATTGGGACGATGGTATTAGTGACAAGGTCACGCAGTGCGTTTTGATAGTTGTTGTCGGCCATGTTGTCGGCACTGAACAGAACCACAGGCATGCTGAACACCCGGCACCATTGCTCCAGGCTGAACTTCATGGTGTCGATCAATGCCATTTCCGAACTGGTCAGGCCGAAGTTTAGGAACTCCCACGGCGTCTGCAACATCGCCACCTGGCCATACCTGTCGTTGTTGTTCACCCGGTCATGCAAGGCACGCTGCATGTTGGCGGCGGTCTTTTCATCCACGAACGGAATCGTGCCACCTACCACCTTCGGCACCAGTGCGCCCTTTGCCCCGCCGTTCTGCATCAGCTTGCTAGCAGCCTTTGCCGATTCAAGGCCCATCAGGTAGTTGTACCATGCGGCCTTAATAGGACTAACACCCCTAAGGTGTGTACGGTCCACGGCGTCAAAATTCGGGTTCCAACTCTTCCACTGCATCACATCTTCCTTCGCCAGTGGGATGTTGCCCGTTCCGGCGGACAAATACCAACCTGATATTCCAAATAGGTCATTTGGGTCGGCCACCAGGTCCATGTACTGCGATGGCATAATCAACAGTTCCGTGAAGGTACCGTTGTCAAGGTTCCCGTCATTGCCCCATATAAATCCCTCTCCGGTCAGGAACCGCATGCCGAACAGCTGCTCGAAAAATTGGTCAGTCCCTTGGTACCCGTTCGGTTGGCCAAGAATCTGCGCCGTGTTGCTGTCCTGAGCGATTATGTTTTCGTCATACGCTGCTTTGCGCTCGCGTATGGCTTGGTCGAGTGCGCCCGGATGGCCGATTCCTTTGGTCAGCCTTTTATAACGCTCAAGGGCCATCTTGGCCCTGCTGCCTTGGTTGGTCTTGTAAACATACCACGGAATGCTCGCGGCCTTGCGGGCTAGGAACGACACGATGCTATAGACATCCCCATTGTCCTGGTATGCTGTTGTGTACTTCTGTGCATCGAACTGCGTGAGCAGTTGGCCATTGTTGACCGGAATGAATGAATAGGATGACACATTCGGGTCAAGCCCCTTAGTACGTCCGAACAGCCTTTCAAGTATAGTCATATCACTCCCCACGTCACCCGTGGCGTTTTAGTTCGTGTAAAGATGGCATACCGCATGGCATCCAACAGGTGATCGTCAGCCTTGACAGGTTCCTTGTCTATCACCTTGCCGTTCATGTCGGTTTTCCACTTGTATTTTTTCAGTTCGTGAAGTAGGTTGCCACTTTGTTGGGTGATGAACAAAGGTAAACTTTTCACTTTCATTATTCCGGCCCATACATCCTTGTCGGCCGGCTTGACATTCAGCCCCGATCGATACAGTTCGTCAATCGTCTTTGGCTCGGCGGCATCGCAGTAGATCTCGGCATACCTGTCATGTATCAGTTCGGGCAGCATCTGCATCAGCTCTCCGGTATTGATGCCTGACTGGTACAGCAATTCATGTACGTACACACTTTCGTCCGACATTGTCACCCGCACAAGGGCGGTCGGGTTCCTGAATCCGAAGTCTAGCCCATAGAACGTATCACCCGCCGGTACCTCCGTGCAAATGCGCCAATGGGTGTAAATCTGTTCCTGGCTTGCGCCCCTCTCGCCAAGGCCAAAGACCTTCCACATCATCGGGTCTGCCTGTGCATACCCCTCAATCACGCGCTTTTGACTGTCAGGCAAAAACCTGTTGTCCTTGTACGTGCTGTGTATCTTGACCGCATCAGCACCGTCCGCAAGGTGATAACACCACACGTCAAAGTCAGACGGGTTCAGGTCGGTGATAACCTTTGACCGTGTCCGCATGTCCAACTGGTCGAAAAGGGCCTTGCTGAGAAGGTTGGCCTCATTGCAGAATAGCACATCCCGACCGGGTCCCTTGGCGCGGTCATGGTCCTCTAGGCCGAAAAACTCCACATAGCTGCCAGACTCAGGAAAGGTATATATCTGATCCGTCTTGTTATGCTGTTCCTCATCGTACCATCCCCATCCTTCCAAGATGTCAAAAAAGTCACGCATCGCACCCCGCTTCAGGTGGGGAAGGGAATGGCTAACCACGCTAATCTTTAGCCTTGGATGGTGCATGGCGTGATATATCAGCGACTGCATGATGCCATAGGTCTTGCCCGACCTGGCACCACCTTCATGGCAGATGTACCTTGGCCCGTTCGAATCCCCTAGCAACTTTATGTTGCGGACCACCGAGGCATTGACATCAATTTGCTTCGTCTGTCGGGCCATTCAGTACAATCATAGGCCGGATGGTGGCATCCACGGCGATTTCCTGCTTTTCGATATACCCTCTTTTCTTGCCCTTAGTCTTCAGGTAGAAGATTGTGGCAATTGTGTCCTTCTCCTTTATCTGTTCGTGCAACTTGCTTTCGGCAAAGTCCAGGGCGATATCCTGCACTGATTCGACGGCGGCGGCGTAGTCAGGGTCCGACTTCATCCAGTTAAAATGTGTTTGCCTAGTCATGCCAATCATCCTGGCGGCAGGTGTGACCACTCCCAACGTCTGTTCCAATGCTTCTAGCATTGCCCTTTTCTTCAAGTCAAATACAGACAAATCTTGTCTTTCAGCCATTTGTACAATTTACTCAATTCATTGAGCAAAATTACTCAACAATCTCATGGCGATAGTCCTGATCAGTCAGGTACCTGAGTAGCTGCCCATCATCCCCGTCAGGTATGTACACCATCACCCTGGTCCCGTGGGTCATGGCTTTGGCCAACCTGAAATTGACATCCGTGAACAGGTTGAGCGCATGGTCATCCTTGACATAAAGCAGATCTTCCATCATTGACAGCAGATGAAGGACACTTGAATAGTGCTTTGGGGCATTAGGAAGCCCAAGGCAGGCCCCTGTCTGCATCAGTGTTAGGTGCATACGTTCCCGAAGGATTTTGGCCGCCACGGCCCTCGCAAGGGTGTATTTGCGTTCCCTGCACTTTGATTGAAGTTGTTCGGTGGTCAAACCACTGGACGATGCGCAAATGTCGATGACGGTCCTGCGGTTCTCAAGGGTGTCATGGTACATCGGTTCGGTGCGTGTCTTTTTTGTCATATCTGTAGTTTGAGGGTTGGCCTTTTGATTTCACCGGTGTCCAGGTCCACCACCCACACCCTGGAACTTTCCCCGACATGTGCCAGGGGTTGGTCCTTCAGGAGGCGGGTGATGCACTCCACCGCCAAGGAAGGGGTGACGGGTCCGTGGACCTTCACACCTTTAGTTGTGACTTCCAGAATCTGTAGGTGGTATCTTTCCATGTGGCATGTTTGCTGTGTCAAATATGAGCAGTGCAGTAGTGCAATCAAAATTCGACATTCATCTATATATATATATTATTTTACTTTTTTACTCTCTTATAAAATATAGGAAATTTGATTGCACTGATTGCACTGCCCTCTGGGCGCATTGATAACCAACAGGTTACGAGTGCAGTCAAA